CATCAGCATCGAGCCGGGGTTCATGATCATCTCGTCAGCGCGGGTAGCGATGAACGACGCCGCCGACGCGGCCAGACCTTGGACGACGGCGACGATGCGTGCGGGGTGGGCGTCGAGGATGTTCGTGATGGCGATGCCGTCGAAGACGTCGCCACCGGGGCTGTTGATCAGCAGCCGGATCTCGGTGACGGCGGCCGGCAAGCGGTCCACGGCATCCGCGAGCTCGGCGGTGCTCATCCCCCACCAGCCGCCCCATGAATCGATCGGGTCGTACAGGCGGATCGTGGCCGTCGTGCCGGCCACCGCGACCGTCGGGTCGGAGTTGGTCGGCCGGGTCGTGGTGCGCTTGGCCAGGAAGGCGCGCACCGCTGACGATGTGGTGGGTCGCATGTCTCCTCCTTCGGTGGTGCTCACGGGCGGGTGTACTCCGTCCACTCGAGCGACGCTGTCCACAGGTCCGTGGCAGGGTTGCCGGTCGTCACGACGGCGGCGTCGAGGAACACGACCAGACCCTCGAGCGCTCGAAGCAGGATCGGTGGGGTGCCGGCTTCGAAGAACGCGGCGGTATCAATCGCTTCCTGTCCGACAGCGGTGAGGATGCGCGGCCCGGCGATCTGAGCGAGACAGCTGTTCGCCGGGACCGTGACGGTGAGCGTCGTGACCGACGTGACATTGTCCGCTGACGCATCACCCCACGCGGTCACTGCGGCGTTCGAGGCCACCGCCGTGTCGAACGGCACCTTGCCGAGCGCGGTGCCGTTCGTCGGCAGGACGGTGAACCGGTGCAGTCGGATCGTGGGTGGAACGACCGTGACCGCCTTGACCACCGTGCTGAGCATGTCGACCCTGACCTGACGCACATCGACCAGCACGGGCGACGCGGCTGCGTTGTGGATTGCCAGGATCTTCTGGCCCGCCGCGGCCCTGCCGGGGGTGATGAACGTGGAAGCGCGACCCCGGTAGCTGACGATCTTGTCTTCGACCGGGATCACATACTCGGCGTTGCGCGCTCCATTCGAGAATCCAGTAGCCATGTGTCACTCCTCCGTGAAGTCAGGACCGGGGATCGCGAGATCTGCGCCGGATTCGTTGATGATCTTGCGGGCCTCGGTCGAGGTCCGCTTCGCCAGGAATGCTCGCACTTCGGCGGATGTGGTGGGTCGGGGCATTGGTCACTCCTCGTTCTGTGAACCGGAATCAGTCGGCGACGCTTGGGCGCCGGTGAGCACGTTGAGCGGCACGACCAGCTCGTCGGCGCCGTCGATCGACGGCAGGTTGAGACGCTTGCGGGCCTCGTTGCGGGTCATGAACGGGCCACCGGTGGCGGTCTGGAAGACCTTGGCTTGCTGATCGAACGACATGCGCAGCTTCTCGGCGACGTTGAACTCGACGAACTCCGACATCGGGTCAGCAGCCACGAGCGGGTTGCGGAGCAGCCGGGCGTTGTATGCCTGCTGAATCTCCTGAAACCACGTCCCGAGCACGTCGCTGTAAAGGATCTCGCGGTAGGCGGTGACGTTGGAGTAGTTCGATCCGTCGACCAGGCCGACGAACACCGGCGGAAGATGGAAATAGGCGGCGACTTCAGCTTTGGAGAACTTGCGGGTTTCGAGCTGCTGGGCGGTCTCCGGGGTGATCCCGTTGACTGCCTCGTGGTAGGACATGTCATCTTCGAGGATCGGTGTCGTGCCGACTTTCAGTCCACCTGAAGCGAACTTCTGCCAGCCTTCACGGAACCGATCACGCCCAGACGTCCCACCTGAGGTCTTCGGAGTCGTCCACGGAGGTGCCGTCGACGGCCTCGTCAGCCAACCGGGGAACCGGCCGCCACCCTCGAGGAGTTCACGCCGGTACTTCGACGACTCGCGCTCCTCGGCGAGCAGATCGCACAGTCCCTCCATCGGAGAGACCTTGCAACCGGACGGATACCCGTCGAGCCACAACAACTCCGACAGCTTGATAACCCGATCCTCGCCGTCACCATTCGTCACCACGACACCGGTGGGGCGGCGCAGTCCGTCGCGATCGAACTTCCACAGATCGGGAGGCAACCGCACTAGATCGAGAACACCGTCGTTGTCGGTGATCGCCGCCGCGTAGCGGTCCCACAGACACACGTCGGTGACCAGTGTCTTCATGAACGTGAACGCCGTGGCTGTCGGAGACGGCGACTTGAGCAGCATCGGCAAGGCGTCGATCGACGGCAGCCGATCACGGTCGCCGTTGTCGCCCGTCCCGAACCCGTGCAGTGCGACCTGGGCGATGTTGCGCGCCAGGAAATCGATGACGGTACGCACCGACGGCTGCGTTCGGTACACCTCGATCGGGTCGTGAAGCTCGGAGCCGATGTACGCGTTCGGTGTCAACGGTCGGATCGTCGAGTCGAACGACCAGAGCCGAGTATCGAGCGTGACGGGGATGCCGTCAACGATGACTTGAACGGGCATCTCAGGCGACCTGCATCCACATCACACGCGACCGTTCGACGATGACGACACCATCGGCACGGTTCGACTGGCCGGCCACCGTGATCGTCACATCACCAAGAACGAGCAGCGGCCCACGACGTGACATCGCCACACCCTCGAACGTCACCTCGGAATCGGTCGCCACCAGAACACGACGCTTCACGACCGGACGCCACGTCCACCAGCGCACACCGGCCACCGCGGCCGACACTGCAAGCATTGCGCTCACGGCCACCAGGATCATCTCCATGCTCGTGACCTCCTCACACAACCAGCAGACCTTCGTCTTCGTAGGCGCTACGACGCCGGGCGGGGCGTCCCTCCAATGCACGCAACGCGACCGTCGCCGCGACCAGCGGACACGGATCGGCCATCGCCGTCTGCAGATCCCACAGCCACGCCTCGCCGCGCTTCTTCTTGCCGACACCGTCGACGGCGTCGTTCAACCATTCCTGGTTCAAGTGCCGGTATCGGCCCTCTTCGAACCCGGTCACCAGGCCGGCGCACGCCGAGCTGTACGCACGGCCGGCGATCGCATCGACGTCGGTGTCACCGGCTGCCCGGCCGATCGCGCCTGCGATCGCATTGGTCGGGCCGCCGGCGTCGAAGGTGATCACGTCGGGGCGGAGCTCGTGGCGGTACACCTCGAGTTCCCGTTCGATCCAGAACGTCCCCGGTCGAAGATCGAGGACCTTCACCACCGCGACCTGGTCGGACATCCACCATGCGACGTCGATCGACGCCGAGCGGCCATCGTCGGACACAGCGACCCCGAGCACGCACGGCGTTTCGGGATCGATCTGCGGCACCTTCCGGGCGGCCCACACATCGGGGTCGATCGAAGCGAGGCGTTCGTCGTCGGTCAGGATCGGGTGACGGACCCACTGGTTTCCGTGCTCCTGGCGGAACGTGTCCACCTTGCTCTCGTCGGGTGAGTCCTCCGCCTTTCGGAGTTCAGAGATGATGTCCTCGACGGGGATCGTGTGCCCGACTGCCGGATGGAACTCGAACCACACCTCGACGTCGTGCAGGTCAGCGTCTTCGGGGATCGCCCACTCGAACGATCACACCCTCGTCTCGGTGTCCTTGCGTTCGATGCGGCCCCTACACGCGACCACCTTCGGCCACATGTAGAACGACCGCTCGTCCCCGGCGGTCGACGCAGCCCACAGCTGCGAAGAGCGCCTCGTTATCTGCGCCGGCCCGCCGGACGCTTCGATGCGATCATCGACACCGAACCGGACCTCGTCCGCCGCTTTCACATCCAGGGTGCCGCCGTGACCAGCCTTGATCGATGGCGTTTCGATCAGCATGTAGTTGCCCTGGCCGAACAGCAGATGCTCAGAGCCGTTGTTCAGCGACGACTTCCACTCGGCAGTCGACCGGCCGGGCCGGCCCTTCGGGTTCACGATCCGCCGGAAAGACTCCGGCGCCTCGACGAGCTGCGGGATCATGTCGATCTCGAGCTTCTCGCGCGTCGTCTTTCTGTCCTGCATGGTGAACGCTGCACGCTGCCGGCCACCCATTCGGCGCGGCATCATCGTCAGCCGATGCACGATCACCGGGAACAGGATCCCCATCGTCTTGCCGCACTGGCGCATCACCCAGATGTCGGCCTCGGAGTACCAGAGGTTGCCGGGCTTGTGAGGGTCGAGTTCGAACGCGACGTCGAACACATGCTGCTGATGCGGCATCGGTGGCAGCTTCAACCGTTGCGCTACCAGACCCGGCTGACGACCCAGCGTCGGCCACCACGGATCGTCCTTCGGGGCCAGCTTGATGTCACCGCCAGCGTCGAGCCACTCCTCACGGGTACGACGGCGGGTCCCCCAGCGCGGCGGGACGAACTCTCGGACCGTCACTCCTCGTCCTCGGTCCAGTCAGGATCATCTGGTTGATGGACCGGGTCCCCGAGCAGCTCACTCACCCTGGCCGTCAACTCCTTCGAGATCTTCGCCTTGTCCGTCGGCTCGCAATCCTCGAGCGCCTTCGCCAACTGTCGGACCGTCGCGGCGAGCACCGCCAACCTCGGCAGGATCGTGATCGACGCCAGGACTCGCTCCGCCGCGGCGGTCGGCGACTCCGGAAGCTGAGGCACTGGCGGTGGCCTGTGGGCCTGGCGGCGATGCGAAGACAACCCGGGGGCGGTCTTGCACACCTTGGCGCAACCCGGCTCAGAACACACATGGCCCTGATCGGCTTGCTTCGCCGACTTCGCCGACGGACTCTTCTTTTTCGTCGCCGTCTGACCGGTACGCCCAACAGAGCGGCGCTGATTGCCGCTCATGGAGAACCTCCTCGACGACGCTGAGGTGACCAGGTCACAGAGTCAGAGA